TCCTCAGCGAAGAATACATCCTGGCCGAATAAGGTGAACGAGCCGCTTGCGCCGACCGAGGCCGTCGCGCTCTTTCGCTCCGGAACGCCGCTCGCCTTCCTGGCCGAGCCTTACGATGCGTTCGTGATGGGCCGGTGGATGAGCGAGCCGGTGCTCGCCGTCGCCGTCCCGGCCGATCTCGAAGCGTTTTTCACCAACAACCCCGTCATCGTCTACGGGACCTACGTGCCGCCGCCGCCCGGCGTGGCGGTGAGCGCGATCTTCCGCATCAAAAGCGCCGGGTGGAGCGTGAGAGGAAACAACATGGCTGTCGAACTCCCCAATGGAAAAGTCGTCGATCTGACCGTCGCCTATGAAGATTCGGCCGGCGAGCATGCGCCGCCGCCCGGCCCGATCAACTGGTCCTCGTCGGACGAGGAGATCGCCACTGTCGAAGCCAAGGACGATCCGGCCGACGGCACCGTCGCCGTGGTGACCTCGGTCGCCGAAGGCTCGGCCACCATCACCGCCTCGTCCGGCTCGATCACCGCCACGCTCGACATCGACGTCTCCGCCGAGGGCGGCGGCGACGCCGTCGCCGGCAACATCACCGCCGGCGAGCCCTATGAGGCGGGCGAAGTCAGCCAGGGTCTTCCCGCGCGCGGCGCGCTCGGCGCGCGCCCCGGCCAGCCGCCGCAGGCCGGGGCGCAGCCGGTCCGCCCCGGTCCCGGCCAGCGCCCCGGCCAGTTGCCGGTCCGGCCGCCGATGCCTGGCCAGCGCCCCGGCCAATTGCCGCAACCGCCGCGCCCCGGCGCGCCGCGGCCGCGCTAGGGACGTGAACGATGGCCGGACTGGGCTCGATTCGGCTCGCGCATAGCGCTTCCGACGGCGAAGGTCCGGCCGACGTTCCGTTCGCTCCGCTCGACGTCGATCTCAGCGGCGAAACGAACCCGATCGATCCCAAGCAGCGGACCAAGATCGAGACCCCGGACGGCGGCGTGGTCGTCTATATCGGCCCGCCGCGCAAAAAGAAGATCGACCTCGGCTTCGACGACAACCTCGCCGAAGCTCTGCCGGAGACCACCCTCGGCGGCATCGGCGAGGAACTGCTGCAACTGATCGAGCAGGACAATCGCTCGCGCCAGGAATGGCTCGACACCCGCGCCCGCGGCATGAAGCTGCTGGGGCTCAAGATCGAGGCGATGATCTCGACCGGGGCCGCCGACGGCACCGCGCCGCTCGAGGGCCAGAGCCAGGTCCAGGCCACGCTCCTGGTCGAGAGCGTGATCCGGTTCGCCGCCAACGCCTTCGCCGAATTATGCCCGACCGACGGGCCGGCGAAAGTCTCCGAGGACGCCTCGGCCTCGACCGGCCAGCTCGACGATCTCGCCGACGCGCTGGAAAAAGACCTCAACCATTACCTGACCACGATCGACAAGCCGTGGCTGCCGGACACCGACGCCATGCTGCCGCGGGTCGGGCTCGACGGCTGCGTGTTCAAGAAGGTCTACCACGACCCGATCACGCGCCGGCCGATCTCGCGCGCCGTCTATGGCGAAGACCTGATCGTGCGCAACAACGCCACCTCGCTCTACGACGCCGGCCGCATCACCCACCGCACCTTCCTGTCGAAGACGACGATGCGGCGGATGCAATTGGTCGGCGCCTATCTCGACGTCGAGATCGGCGAGCCCGGCTGGCCAGACAAGACCGCGCCCGAGCTACAGACCGAGACCGTCTCCGGGGTGCGCAAGAACGAAGGCTCGGATCGCGAGGATCGCGATTACGAAGTCTATGAATGCTATTGCGAACTCGATCTGCCCGGGTTCGAGCATCAGACCTCCGGCGAGGATGACGGGCTCGCCATTCCCTACAAGGTGTCGATCGTCAAGGAGACGCGCCAGGTGCTGGAAATCCGGCGCAACTGGCACCCCGACGACGAACTCTGCCTGCCGAAGACCCATTTCGTCCAGTTCCCCTACATCCGCGGCTTCGGCTTCTACGGCATCGGGCTCAGCCACCTGCTCGGCAATCTCACCAACGGCATCACCGCCGCCTGGCGCGAATTCATCGACGCCGGCATGTTCGCCAACTTCCCCGGCCTCCTGGTCGCCAAGGGCGCGGGGCGGCAGAACAACAACATCTTCCGCGTCCCGCCCGGCGGCGCGGCGGAGATCGAGACCGGCGGCCTGCCGATCCAGCAGGTGGCGATGGGGATGCCGTACAAGTCGCCGGACGCGGTGTTCGTCGGCTTCATCCAGCAGCTCGAATCGACCGGAAAGACGCTCGGCGGCACCGCCGACGTGATGGTCGGCGAAGGCCGGCAGGACGCCCCGGTCGGCACCACGCTGGCTCTGATCGAGCAGGCGATCAAGCCGCTGATGGCGACCCATAAGCGGCTGTGCGCGGCGCAATCGGACGAGCTTCAACTGCTGGTCGAGCGCTTCCGCGAGGACCCGCAGGCCTTCGTCCGCGCTTCGCAGCAATCGAAGCCGGCGAAGAAGCCGAACGCCCAGCAGCCGTCCGGCCTCACCTGGGACGAGCAATTGTTCCTGCAGGCGATCAACCAGAACCAGATCGTCACCCGCGCCGATCCCAACACCGCCTCCCATCTGCAGCGGATGTTGCGCAACGCGGCGCTCTACCAGATGGCCAAGGACGATCCGGCCAGCTTCAACGTCACCCAGGTCCGCACCATCTGCATTCGCGGCATCGGCTTCGCCAACCCGCAGCAGTTCCTCAACCAGAACCCGAGCGGCCCGCCGCCCGATCCGAAGGCGATCGCCGCCCAGACCTCGGCCCAGGCCGACATGATCGACGCGCAATCGAAGGCGCAGGAGATCCAGCACGACATCCAGCAAAGCGCGGTCGAAGACCAGAATCGCGATCAGGACCGGCAGGCCAAGCTCGCCGTCGCCAACGCCGGCATCCAGAAGGAGAAGATCGTCGCCGCGGCGCAGCTCGATCACGACAAGGTCTCCGGCTCGCAGAAGATCCTGTCCGATCAGGTCAAGGGCCATCTCGACCGGCAGGCCGACGCGCAGCAGCAATCGGCCGACCAGATCCACGACATGCGCATGGCTTCGATGAAGCAGAGCCATGAGCAGCAGCAGCAGGTCGGCGACCAGACGCATGAGCGGATGATGAACGCGCTCCAGCCGCCGGCCGCGCCGGCCGGACGGGCCAAGGGCGGGCGGGTCGAGGCGGACGAATATCCGACCCCGTTCGGCGTCGCCAAGAAAGCCCCGGACGGACACCACTACATCCGCCACCCGCGCACCGGGCAATATTTCCTGATTCGGCACGGCGGCGAGTCCTGACGGATCCTCTTTCGTTTTTGTGCAATTCTGAGTAGCGTCCGGCGCGAGGCGCCTCCGAAGGCGAGGAAAGCGATGTCCGCCAGCCCGAAAGACTTCACCACCTCCAAGCTCGCCAAGATGGGCCTCGCCTCCGGGGCGATCGACAGCGACGACGGCACGATCTACGACGATCGCGGCACGCGCGCCGCTGGCCGGGGCGATTCGTCGCAATTCAAGCGCGGCGGCGCGGTGCATGGCGCGGGCCGCAAATCGAATCTCGGCCGGCCGGGACGGGCGAGCGGCGGCGCGGTGTCCGGCTCGCTGCACCGAACGCTCAGGACCGAGAAAGAGACGGTCCGCGACGAGAAGAAGGATGTGCCGCGCGGCCGGCTCGAAGCCAATATCCAGAACGACCGCCCGAGCGCCAGGCTCAACAAGAAATACGCCCAGCCGAAGCTGGTGCACAAAGACAAGGCTCCGGTGCGCGACAAGCGCGCCCGAGCCGACCAGGCGCACGCCAGCAAGGCGAACGAGAAAGCCCTCGAGCGCTCCGGCGCCTTCGCCCGCGGCGGCAAGGTCAAGCCCAAGACCACCGTCAACGTGATCGTCGCCCCGCAGGGCGGCCAGGCCGGCGCGGGCGCTCCGCCGCCGATGGCCCCGCCGCCGATGGCGCCCCCGCCAATGCCGCCGCCGCGGCCGCCGATGCCGCCGCCGGGCCAGGCCGGCCCCAACGTCAACGTGATGCCGCCTTCCGCCGCCGCGCCGACCGGCGCCGCCGGCGCGCCGCCGCCCGGCATCCCGCCGGGGCTGCGGGCGCGCGGCGGGCGGGTGTCCAATCTGGGCAAGTTCGCCCACCCGCCGAAGGCCGGCTTCTCCGACACCAACGCCCCGCATATCGGCGGCGGCAGGCCCGGCTTCTCCGATACGCCGATGACCTCGAAGCGCGCCCCGCGCGCCGACGGAGCGAAGGATTTCGGCCGCTCCGGCAAGCGCGATTTCGGCCCCGGCGGCACGCCGTCGCAAGCCCACGTGAAACAGACGCACGGCTCGGGCTCGGGCCTCGGCCGGATCGACAACGCGCGCCGCGAAGCCTGATGGACGCGCTCTCCAGCTTCCTCGGCCGCGAGCTGATCAAGGCGATGGCCGAGAAGCGCGAGGCGCATATGCGGGTGCTGCTCGCCGGCCAGGCGGTCGATTATCCGGACTATCGCGCGCGCTCCAGCTATTTGCGCGCGCTTGCCGACATCGAGCAAATGATCAAAGACGTCGATCTCGAGGGAGACAGGAGACCTCATGGCGCTTTTGGCCGCGATGCGGATGGTCCACGACGAGCCGCCGGATAAGGTGATCTGGCGCGAAGTCGGCCCGCTCGACCAGATCGAAGTGGTCGGCCAGTACGTCTTGGTCTGCGCCTATATCCGCCCGGCCACCCGGACCATCGGCGGGATCGAGATTCCGGAGACCGCGACCGAGGAGGACCGCTACCAGGGCCGGGTCGGCATGGTGCTGAAGCTCGGCCATACCGCGTTCAAGGACACCGAACGGCCTCCGGTCGATTTCGGCGGCTTCCGTTGCGAGCCGGGGCAATGGATCGTCTATCGCCCGAGCGACGGAATCCGGTTCCAGATCGGCAAGCGGGATTGCCGCCTGATCGCCGACGTGCATGTCAAGATGCGCCTCGGCACCCCCGATGAGGTCTATTGAGATGGCGCGCGAATCGTCCGACCCGGACCAGGTGTCCTATTTCTCCGATTCCGGCGAGGACGCGCCGCTGCCGCCGGCCCGCGACGTCGTGGTCGGCGGACCGAAAGAGCCGCCGGCGGCGCCGAAGGTCCCGACCCAGGCC